AGCAGGGGTTAGGTACGGCTGGACAGGAGAAGGTACGGGAGCTGCTGCAAGCGAGGTTCATCGGGGCTGTCATGCCTATGCAGCACGACCTCGGACGGGTTAGGGATCTGGTGTATGCCATGCTGATCGGTAACCCGATATCGGCCTTGACTCAGATCAAGGATATCGGTCTCCTGATCGGATACCACGGATTCAGGGATACGATCCGGTCGGTTGCCAGCGTGATGCGAGGGACCGCGAAGTACAACCTCGATGATCTTGGTATCGACCAAGTGCTGCTGCACGAGCTAGGGAACCCCGGTGATGTATCTCAGGGGCTGCACTCACTCCTGAACAAGACAGGCTTCACGAAGCTGGATATGTTCACGAAGGCTACCACGATCAATGCTGCGTTGAATAAGTGGGAGAGAGCAGCCAAGACTCCGAAGGGTGTGAAGTACCTGACTGAGAAGATCGGAGCACAGTGGGGTGATGAACTCCCGATGCTGATTGATGATCTTCAGAAGGGTGCTAAGACTGACCGGACTCTTCGGCTTGCTTGGTCTGAGCTTTCAGAGATGCAGCCTATCTCCGCGTCAGAGATGCCCCCGGTGTATGCTCGGAATCCGAACGGGCGGATCTTCTACAACCTGAAGTCCTTCACCATCAAGGCAGCGGACAAGATGATCGAGGATATCGGGGATGACTTCGTTAAGGGCAGGGTCAAGGAAGGGACTACGAAGCTGGTCCGTCTCGTGATCGGAGCTTCCTCAGTAGGGCTCGGGATCAACACCCTGAAGGATATCATCTACGGAAGGGATCTGGCTCGGATAGACGAGATAGGCATGCTTGCGATGTGGGAGATGCTCTCCCTGTTCGGGGGTAACCGGCACTCGTTCGAGAAGGCTAGATTCGACCCCGGAAGCATCCTGATGGACGTTATCGCACCGCCTGCATTTTCCGTGATCGGACGGCAGATCGGGACGGTAGGCCAGAGTGCTCATGCTGGATGGGAGGGGAAGCTCGGGTCCACCGAGGTACGGGCTGAGAAGGCTGTAAAGCTCCTTCAGATCATCCCCGGTATCGGACCCTTGCTGTATAACTGGCTAGGTGGTGCTGAACAGTACAACGAGAAACTCGCACAGGAGCGGTGGAACCGTGGCTAAGAAACGAGACTACAAGCGTGAGTACGAACAATATCATTCAAAGCCTGAGGCTATTAAGAAGCGGTCCCGCGCTAACCAAGCTCGGAGGCTTCTCGGGCTTAAGAAGGGCGATCCTCGTGATGCTGGTCACGTTAATCGCAACGGCGGTAATAGCCGCGATAACATTCGTGCTCAGTCCCGTCATAGCAACCGTAGTCACGGTGGCAGAATTGGGAGCCGTGCCGGAAAGGCGCGGGGCGGGCGGAACTAAGAGATGAAGCCCGCAGGGTAACGCTCACCGCATCGAGTACACTCTACCAGAGAGATACTCAGTCCGTCCCGCACTCCCACCAACCAGCGGAAGTGAGGCCACGAGGTCTCGTCCCCGCACTCACAGAAGTACGGCTCAAGAGTCTCTGTCCAATCGGGCTTCTTCTCGAACGAGACTCTTCGTACCTTTCCTTCCTGATCGTCGGTAGTCATGCTTTTGATCCCTATGGGTTGAAGGTTTGTTAACCTTGTTCAGGTTCTTGGCTACGGGATTCTTCATCACTCCTCCCGCAGCGCATCGCGCTTCCAGCAATTACAATCGGTATATCTTTTTGGCGATAACCACCAGTTGCAGTCGGGGTCATGCGGAGCATCAATGATGATCTGGCGCAGCCGCTCGATTTCCTCGCCACGGGCTTCTGCCACGTCGGCAAGTTCATGGTTAGCTTGGTGGAGACGCTCGATTTCTCGCACATGGTCTGAAAAGAACACATACATTCCTTCAGGGTCTTCCTCATTGTCTTCAAGTTCATGCGCTGGACTGTATCTTTTCATCACTCATCCTCCCCCTATGTCTGACCACCAGACTTCTTCCATCGGTCGTGAGCAGTCTTACCGGGGCGTGCAACCCCGGTATGTGCTATGCAGTTACTGTGGGTCCGGGGGTGATCAGCCATCTGCTTCTTGTGCCCCGGCGTCATAAAGTCAGCTCTCTTCGGCTTGTCCATACAATCTCCTTACAGGTGAGGAATGTCTTTACCCGGAGGGACAGGCTCCCATGACCTGCCATTGTCCAGCGAGTACATTAACCAGTCAGCGTCGTAGTACAGACCCTGAGCGGTCGCTTGGCGCTTCGCTTCGTCCGGGTCCATCCCGGTCATAGCCAAGGGCTGCCACCTCAGCATCCGACGCTTGCGGTACGCGAACGTAACCACGGGTCGGGGCTGTGCCTGCTTCATCTCTTCGAGTTGCCTGATGATGTCGTCAATGTTCATGGTTCACACCTGTATACGTTGTGAAGGTACAGGATATGGGCGTTAGTCGCCCTTACCCACTCTTGCTCCGCGATGCCTTTACGCTTCGCCTTGGAGTTCTCGTAGGTGTACTGCTTCTCACGCAGATACGCCTCTTGTCTCTTCTGAGATAGACTCTTCATAGTCCACACACTCCACCTTTACAAGCATCGTGCTCTTCGAACACGACTCCCTTGTGTTTTACTGCCTCTTTGTAAGTGACCTTCTCCAGCGGCTGACCTCCCCTCGAACCGTCTGGATAGCAAGTAAAGCCACGCAGACGGGGAGCATAACGGCTAAGGATACGAGCAAAGTCAAGAACACGATCTTCATTGTTAAGTCCAGTACCCCAAGCAGGGAGATTGATTGTAGAAGAGATAGCCATGTCAACATAGTCTTGCACGTCCGCTTGGAACTTGATCCGGCGCTCCGGGTCAGCCACGAGGTCCGAGGCTGTCTCGATCTTGTTCGGGTCGAGACCATACTGGTTGATCAGCACGTCTGCTGTCGAGTCTACGACGTACTCGTACTTCCAGTTCGTTCCGCCCGTAAGGTATCTTCGCTTATACGCCACCGCAAATAAAGGCTCAATGCCAGTAGTAGTCCCGGCAAGGATGCCAATAGTCCCTGTCGGAGCAATGGCTCGATAAGCAACGGGCCGAGATATAGACAGGCGGTCACATAAGCTATTGCTAGCTCTTTCCGATTCCTCCCTATAAACTTCCAGCCAGCGGCGTAACTCTGGCGTAACTTCATAACTCATTCCTCGTTTAAGTAACCACTCATGTATGCCCATAAGGCCAAGACCGAGGCGACGATTCTTCTTACGTACCTCATAGACCTTCTTGTACGGAAGGTCTGCTGTGATCGTGCCACAAACCAAGAATCCGCTTGCGAGTCTAACCACATCTCGAAACTCCTCGATGGTATCAATACGACCAAGGTTAACACTACCAAGGTTGCACACATCAGAATCATCAGCACTGGTAACTTCAGTACACGCATTGCGTAGCGTTTCATCTTCTTGGTCTCCGAAGTTGAAGGAGAACCCCGGCTCTCCTGTTTTAAGGGCCTGACGGACGTTCTCCACGAAGGTCTCGGGAAGCTGACCGTTCTGGATGCGGTCGAGGAACTGGTCATCGTAGTTCAGGCTGATGTTCGTCATGTCCAGTGGGGCAGGGAAGTTAAAGTCCTGCTCCTTCAAGTCTGAGAGGGTCAGACCTGACTTGCCTACAGGCATGTTATGCCAATCTTTGATTCGCAGGAACCGTTCAGCATCACCATGTCTCCAATTGAGGGATGCATAGATCGCACTACGTCTGGAGCCACCTTGCATGACATTCCGTCCAGTTTCGTTGATGGAACACATAAGAGGTATAGGACCACTGGCTTTGCCACCTGTACGGTTGAGGGGGCTTCCTTCTGGTCGGAATACGCTATAATCCACGCCAATGCCGCCACCAGACATAAGACAATCGCTAGCACGACGTAGGAGACGACCCCATTCTTCCCTCGTGTCCTCTTCCCCTTTAAGAAGGTAGCAGTTGTTGTAGAACCGCGCGGGCCGACCGGCATAATAGACATACCTTCCTCCGGGGATGAACTTCATATCAGTGATGTATTGTTGGAGCTGCTTCTTATGCTCCGGATCGAACAGGTTCGTGGTCACGTCCCGCACGATGTCAGCGGCTTTATCGGCCCAAGTCTGAGTGTCAGACAAAGCGTACTTCTGCTTAAAGATCCTCTCCGCGAACTCGTTACGGAAACTCATTTCTTGTCCTCCATGCTTTGAATCATCCAACCTAAGTAAACCGCTGCCTTACGCAGATCCTCGACCCCGTTCTTGTCCTTCCAGCGGTGCAGGTACTTCGTGACGTTGCCTTGGCAGAAGCCTAGCCACGCCTCTGTTGATAGTACTGACCGCAGGTACTCCCTGCATTCAATCCCCTTCGTGTAGTGAGAAGGCTGATATACCGCATCTTTGACACTCATCTAGGTAATCCTCTAGTGTGAAGCCTCGCCTCTCAAGAATCTCCCTAGCCTTCTGGAGAGCCCTCTGCTCGATCCTCCGGACCATCTGAGGTGAGATTCCTAGTACGTCAGCTATCTCTTGGTACGTCATCGGACAGCTTCCTGACGAGAGCGATGACCTCGTCCATAGTGATTCTGTCATGGATATCATACTTAATCTCCCCGTCAAGGTAGACCTTGACTTGGTAGTACCCCGGCTCCTGTTGACGTATACGGATCTGCCTCATAGCCACTGCTCCAGAAGGTAGTGCATCGAAAGGGTACAGATATCGAAGCTGCCGTCACGGACCTCGTTCAGCATCAGGGCACCTCTCCAGTGCTGGTTCCCTTGGTGCTTCATGTAGTCCTCTTCATGCTGGTAGAACGCGCCAGCGATGACACACTGGACCCGCGAGCCATCCGTCTTGACGTGAGGGGATACGTACACGTCCAGCACCTGCTGATGCCCTACCACCCAAGACTCGTGCTTCTTCGTAGCGATCAGGTGAGCACGGGATATCGGGCGGCCCATAGCCCCGCCTTGGGCGTAGTGGCAGAAGTTCACCCCGTTGATCCGGACAGGATGCAGGAACGGGTGTACCTCGAAGCCGAACGAGTCAAGCGCGAAGTCAGCAAGGGCACCGTCGAGGTAGGGCTCCTGAGCGATCAGGCGGTCCCTACGGTACTCGTGGTTGCCCATGCAGAACACCATCCGGGGGGAGTACTTCTGCTTCTTGTACCGAGCCTGAGTCCGGTTCAGGGTCCAGACAGGATCAAGCAGGGTCGTCAGCCCGTCCCATCCAGCCGACAGATCATCACTGAAGCGAGCACCCTCGAACTCGATGTGCCCCTTCGGAGTATGAGTATTCAGACTTGGCAGGTCGAAGTGATCCCCGAGATGCACGATCACGTCCGGCTTCTTGTCAACGATGTAGTTACCAAGGGCTCTGAGGTGCTGCATCGGCACCCCTTGCTTTACTTGGGTGTCTGGTATGACGATGATTCGCATGATGTCCTCGGGTAAGGTCTGTAAGCTGAGTTATCCCAAAACGAGCGGCACTTGCTCTCCCCGTTTCTGAGGCTCGTGAAGTCAGCGAAAGTCTGGTGATCAGACTTGACTGCCGTGAACCGGAAGCACTTCTCCCGGCTCGGGCATTCAACGTCAGCACACATTGTAATGTCTGCCATGTCAGTCCTCCCGGTAGTGGTTGACTACCATTTCGACTGTTGGTTCGAGCGGCTCACCGAACTCTTCTTCGATTTCCCGGCACCACGCTTCGTAGGCCGAGTAGTCCGCGTTGAGTTGCTCTTCCGCTTCGCGCCCCCTTTGGAACGCTTCCGCCCTGATGCGGGCTTCCTCTTCCTCGGACGCCCATGCGTGTGATGAACAGGGTGCTCTGACCATATCATCCTCCAATACTTTAATAGGTTCTCGATGAACAGCACAGGATCGTCTCCCCTGCTGCGTGGACCGGCCCATGCAAGTATCCGACCTTCTGCCTGATTGCATGATCTGTGCAGGACCATCCGGACATGCCCTGTGACGTGGCAGTGATCCAGCGTGGCCTCGTGGGGTAGTATCTCTGTCAAGCACAGCGGACAGACCCCTTCCTGTTTCCGTAGCTGCTTCTCTCGGTAATCCTTGACTTGCAGCCTAGTTAAGTGTTTTGGGACTGTGTCGGTCACGGAGTATTTCCTTTACCAGACCTACCGACAGATCGAGGGCGAGGTACGCCCCCACCAGATCCCCCGTCGCAGCGAGGGACAGATCCTCATCGTCGTACCCGACCATGACAATCTCACGGTTGAGAGCGATCATCTCCTCGAAGTACTCCCTCATGCGGGAAATGTCCTCCTCCCGTGCCGCTTTCCCATCGCGCTTGGATGCGAGGGATATAACCTTTGAATCGCTCATGCTCGTATTCCCACATAACGGGTTTGTGATTGAACTCGCGTATCATCCAGAGGAGCCTTCCCTGCTCCAGCATGTGCTCGTAGATATCATCCTGTGTCCAGCCCTTCGGAGAACACTGCCGGAAGTAAGCCTCAGTGACGGCTTCCAGCGGATCAAGTCTGGCTAGGTCAGACTTCATCACCGCCTTGGCCTTCACGGGGCCTATCCCCGGACAGCCGGGGACATTGTCAACGGCATCGCCAGTGAGTAACTGGTAATAAAAGTGACGATCAGCTTGGTTAAGCGTGATGAACTTTAACGTACCCTTGGTAGGGTTGTAATGCCACCCCGGCGTGTTGTTCAGATCCTTGTCAGGTGAGCAGACGATGTGTCTGCAACAACTAGGATCACCCTCTGCCTGTTGGTAGTCGGAGTACAGGGCGATACTGACAGCGTCATCCGCTTCCATACCCTCGACTACCTCGGCAGACCACGAGTCCTGTAGATACCGACGGATATCCTCATAGTGGGAAGGTTTCCGGTTAGGACGATTAGCCTTGTAACCCTTGGTATCGGCTATCTCGTCTCGGAAGTTACCCTTCCCGCCTATGTAGACCTTCAGCGAGCGAGTCCCGTTGTCCTCGCAGATGCGCTTGATCTGCTTCTTGACCAGTTGCAGGGCGTGACTCAGGGGTTCCTTGTCAGCGGCAAAGCCGCAGGCATAGACCATCTGATCCGCATCCACGAGTAAGGTTCGCGTCGTGAGTCCCATTAGTCGAAGATATCCTCTTCCTCGTCATCAGCCGGTGCCTTGGCCGGGGGAGCGAAAGCCTTCTCTTCGGACGGCTGTTGCTCTTCCTCGAACTTGGCTCGGAGTCCCTTCATCAGCTTGTACACCTTCTCGGTGTCAGCGATCCAGCACTTATAGAACTCGGCAGATCCGATCCCACCGATCTTATCGCCGGAAGCGATCGCCATGTCCATCGCCAGCTTCGAGGCGTGACCTAACTCCACCCCAAGATTACTGAAAGGGGGA